TTACCCATACCCAGAACATATCCTTGTTTCATTTTTTCTTCTATGTCTTCAGGTTTTACTCTTATGTATCCTTTTTGGTTTGGATAATGCATAGTTTTTCTTCCTGTAAGAGATAAAGCACCTTTACGGCAATTTTTGAGATGTTCTTCTTCAGATATTCCAAACATCCCAAGTTTGTTATCTTTTTGAACTAACCCTCCAATTTTGCCTCCCATAGAACAGTATTTTGATTTATGTTTTGGGTCGTGAATACCTATTTGGTTTTCTACTTGTGTTTTGATTCCTTTTTTTCTCCATTCAAAGATATCTTGTTTGGTGAATTTATCTGAAAAGAAACCTATCTTATTTTCAAAACAAAATAAACCAGTTTGTTTTCTTTGGTGTGAAGTCAATTTAGCACCTAACATTTTCATAGAACGCAAATCATTTGGATTTTTATATATTCTCCATAACAGATAGTGTGCTATAATATGTTCTCTTACAGTTAGATATGTAAAGTTCTCATCAACATCATCACCACCAGAGTGTTTTGGTATTATATGATGCCTATGAAGATTTGAACCTTTACAGTATTGGTTTGATTTGAGTTTTCTTGACTCGCAAAGATTGTTATAAATATTTTTGCTGTTCATATACCTTCCTTTTATGAATAGAGTCAATAGGAATTGCAGTTCCGTGATTGACATTTTTTTATTTATGTTATATAATATATTTATAAAAAATGAGGTTTTGATATGAGTTGGATTGAAAAAGAAGTTTCCATTGGTGAAATACAAGATTTGATGGAAGATTATGAGATTGAAGTGGATTCACCTGATGGATGGGTTCCTGTCACTCTGTTTGTAGATAAGGGTGAATATGAGGAATATGTATTGACAACAGAAAATAGTTCTGTAAGTTGTAATGAACACCATTTATTTGAAACTCAAAATGGATGGGAGTTTGCAAAAGATTTGATTGGTGTTGACGATAGAAAGTTTTTATCTGATACCGGCCAATATGTTTCTGGTAAAGTTGAAAAGACTGATGAAATAGTTCCGATTGTTGATATAAATGTTGATCATCCAAATCACAGATATTACACTGAAGGTATATCTTCACATAATACTAATGTTGGTAAGTCTTTCTTTATGACTGACTTCGCAGCACATTGTCTTGCTAGTCAAAAGAATGTTCTGTATATTACTCTTGAGATGAGTGAGGAAGAACTTGCTAGAAGAATTGATGCAAACTTACTAAACATAAACATAAATGAACTTGATGAAGTCCCTACAAATCTTCTAAAAAAGAAGATGGAAGAAAAAAGTAGGAACATCAAAGGTAAATTGATTTTCAAAGAGTTTCCGACAGGTAGAGGAAGTGCAGCTGATTTCAACAAATTGCTTGATGAACTTGAACTAAAAAAGGGATTCAAACCCGATATACTTTTTGTTGATTATATCAATATCTGCTCTTCCTCTACACTTGCCGCAAGATTCAAAGCAGACAAGTATTTGTATATTAAAACTATTGCGGAAGAGTTGAGGGGTTTGGCAGTTGATAAAGACATTCCTATCTTCACTGCAACACAAACAAATAGAGAAGGTTTTGGTGATTCGGATCCAGATTTGACCAATACAAGTGAATCTTGGGGTTTACCTGCCACTGCTGACTTTATGTTTGCGATGATGACAGATGATGAATTAGAGCAGATGTCTCAGTTCAGAATTAAACAACTCAAGAATAGATATAACAGAAAAGATTCCAATAAGAGATTCTGTGTTGGTTATGATTTGATGAAGATGAGACTGTTTGATATTGACGACAATAGTTCAGTGATACAAAATACAGAAGAGGTTTCTCCAAGTATTGGTTTTCCAAGCAAGAAAAAGACACTTGACTTTTCTGGTATTTCAATTTGAGGTTATTATGATAAATGTTATTTTTGATTTTGAATCACTTGGTTTAGGTGAGAATAGTGTATTACTAAGTTTAGGTGTTCTAGCTTTTGATCCTAGTGAATATGATATTGCCGGAGATGGTGTAGAAGTTACATTCAATCGACTTTTAGATGAAGGCCTTTACATCAAAATGGATGCAAAAGACCAAACACAAACATATGGTAGAACTATTAACAAAGCAACTCTTATGTGGTGGACTGAACAAGGTGAAGAAGCACAAGAGGTTTTGAAAAAGACTAGACTTGATGTGAAACTTCCTGAGATGGAGAGAAGGTTGAGTGAATATCTTGAAATGAACGGTGTTACAAAAAATACACCAGTTTGGTCAAGAGGGTATACAGAACCTATGTGGTATGAATCTGTAAAACTTAATCTGAATACTTATGGGTCTTTCAGACATTACCAGTATCGTGACATTAGAACACTTTTGAATGTTTCAATAGAGGATAGGTATTTGAGTAGAAACCATATAAATACTATCAAACAACCTGAGACTTTTATAAAACACAATGCTTTACACGATGTATGTTTTGATGCAGTTCAATTTTTATGTACTCAATAATATTTTTAAAAAAGTATTGACAAGTGTTTCTATATTTGTTATACTTATTATATAAGGATGAGAAAAACGAATCTTAAAAGTAAAGGGAGATTGTTATGAGTGATTTTAAAGGTGGAATTCAACTAGGTACTACAGCTTTTGATGCAGAAAGTAAACTTTTAGATAAGCAATTAAAAGAGTGTAGAGATGAAGTTACTTTAGATGGACTTGAAGTTGTATCTCAATTTACTAAGCAAATGAAGTTAGATTTACTTGGTGATGATTGTTTCGGGTTTGCTCCTGATGGTGGTGCTTGGTTTAAGAATGGTAAGTTAGTTGCCGTTTTTGAAGCTAAGAAACAAGGTGAAAAAGGTAATGCTTATGAGAGATGGTATGATAATGCCGATACTGCTAAACATATAAATCCAGATGTTGTGTATGTGACATTTTGCACTGGTGCAGGTGCTGCCCCAGATAAATGTTTAGATAAAATGAGAAGAAAAGCTACAATAACTAAAGGTAAAAATTTCAAGTTCTATATGAAACCAGAAGGTTTTACTAAACTGGAAGTTAAGAATATTGTTCTTGAAACTTTGAAGAGTGTTTAATGAAACCATTATATGTGTGGGCTGGTGGAAAGTCCAAGATGATAAAGAAATACAAATCAAATCCCCGAATACCATATTCGGGGTTTGATACTTACATAGAACCTTTTTTTGGTGGAGGTGCTATGATGATATATGTATATGAGAATTGTTCAGATGTTAAAAAGTTTGTAATGAATGATATTAATCCTGAACTCATGGGTATTTACGAAGCAATAAAAAGCAATGTAGACCAGTTTACTAGTCGAATGGGAGAACTAGAAGAGCAGTATTTGCCACTAGATAAACCGAAAAGAAAAGAGTTCTATTACAATCTTAGAAAAGAATACACAACAGATTGGAAAAAGTGGAATTCTATAGATGATAGTGCAACATTATATTTCTTGATGAAAACCGCATTTAATGGAATATGGCAAACAACTAAAACATCTAATGGTCGGTTTGCTACTCCATCAGGGTTATTGAATCAAAAGACCAGTGTTTATGATTATGAAAATGTAATCGAGTGGCATTCTTTTTTACAGAAAGTTGATATTCATTGTGGTGACTGGGAGCATTGTATAGACACTTCATCTAAGAATTCTTTTCTCTTTGCAGACCCACCATACAGAGACTCTTTTACATCTTACAGTCAAGTCTTTGGTGATGATCAACAATCAAGACTAGTAGAATTCTGTGAAGAGTATTCAAAAGATAATGTGGTTTTTCTATGTAATCGGGATGATGGTAGTGATTTCTTTACAAGTAGAGTTAACAATCTACAAATATCTACCTACGATGTAACTTATACAGCAGGTAGAAGAAAGAAAACAGATGATGGACATGAAGCTAAAAAAGCTACAGAAGTCCTCTTACATAATATTACTAATCTTTTCTAAAACTCTTGACTTTTAGTCTCAAATATACTATAATAGAAATATAGTGAGAGACTAAATAGTTAATGAGGTTTTTGGAATGAGTGAATATACAATAAAACAATATATAAAAGATCAAGTTCTTGTTGAAGCAAAAGTAAATAAGAATTTACATCTTGAGCATTTAGAAGACAATCCACTCAACTTGGGTTATAGTGGAATATCAAAAACTATAGACTTCATAAATGCAACTGTTGGTTTATTATCTGGTTCTGCAAATAAGAGTGTTGATGTCACTGTTAAATATGACGGAGCACCTGCTATATTCTGTGGAACTGACCCAGAGGATGGTAAGTTTTTTGTTGGAACCAAATCAGTATTTTCCAAGAATGCAAAACTAATCAAACAAGAATCCGATTTAGATGAATATGGGTTCTCCGGTCAACTCAAAGACAAACTATCCATTGCTCTCAAAGAACTCTCTAAATTGGGTATTAAGGGTGTCTTACAGGGTGATATGATGTTCACTTCTAATGACCTCAAAGATAAAAAGATAGATGGTAAATCTTACCTCACCTTTCAACCTAATACTATCATGTATGCTGTTCCAAGTGATTCCGATTTGGCTGAAAGAATGAAGAAGTCAAAAGTGGGAGTTGTTTTTCACACCACATATTCTGGTGATAAACTGGAAGATATGAAAGCATCATTCGGTGCTGATGTTTCAAAACTAAACAATGTCAGTTCAGTTTGGGTTGATGATGCATTTTATAAAGATGTGACTGGTTCACTTTTTTCTTCAAAAGAAACTTCCGAATTACAAAAGAAGATTGCTAAACTTCAAAGAGTTGGTAATGGTATCAGTAAGAAGTCAATGAACAATATACTATCTGTTCACAATGAACTCAAATCATCTGAACTGGGTGCAGGTCTTAAAACATATTTCAATGCAAACATTAGACGAGGCATCCTTCCCAAATCTGGAGTTTCGGGTGTCAATGCATTCCTAAACCATTTCAACAATCATTTTGAAGAAAAGGTCATATCCAAAGTCAAACAAGAGAAGACTAAAAACTTGAAAAGAGAAAGAAAGCAAAATCTTCTAAACATCTTGATAAGAGAAAAAGTGGCATTATCAAATCTGCTAAATTTTATGTTAGTGACTATAGATTTGAAAAATGATATTGTAAGAAAACTTGAAACAGGTGTCAATTCTAAATTAGAAACTTTTGTTGTTGATGCTGGTGGTGTTAGAGTTACTAAACCTGAAGGTTTTGTTGCCATAGACAAACTAACAGGTGGTGCTGTAAAGTTTGTTGATAGACTTGAATTCTCACAACTAAATTTTAATGTTGATAAGAACTGGTCTAAAGTTTCTTCGTAGTATAAATACCTACATTAGGGGTGATTTATGTCAAAGAAAATAGTTATGATATTTGGAAGGTTCAATCCACCAACAACAGGTCACGAATTGTTGGTTGATAAGAGCTACAAACTTTCCAAAAAAATAAATTCTGACTATGGCATATTCACATCCAAATCAAATGACTCTAAAAAGAATCCCCTTTCTATAGATGACAAGATCAAATTTATGAAAAAGTCATTTCCAAGATACAAAAACAATATCTATCACCCTGATTCAATTCAAATAAAAACTCCAGCAAATGTTTTAGAGTGGTTGAGTAAAAATGGATATGAAGAAGTTCATTTTATGGTGGGTTCTGATAGAGTAAAATCTTTTGAATCTATGATAAACAAAATGCAAGAGAAAGGATATACAAAATTCAAAAGAGTTGTGGTTGTATCTGCTGGAGAAAGAGACCCTGATGCCGATGATGTATCAGGAATGAGTGCATCTAAAATGAGGAGTTTTGTTAAGAAGGATGATTTCAATTCATTTCTTAAAGGGACCCCAATGAAATCAAAAGATGCTAAAGATATGTTTGAGAAACTTAAAAGTAGTATGAAACTTGATGAAAGTGAAATCTCAGAAGTTCTTAAACCCTCAGACCCTGTTGAAAAGTGGATTTCGGATTTTGTAAAATCTGATGACCCAAGATTCGAAGGTAAATCAAAAGAGAAAAGAAGAGAAATGGCACTGGCTGCTTATTACTCAGCACAAGAGGAAACTAAAATGAGCATAGAAAACGACTTACTAAGTATAACAGAAGTTCTTTCAAAGTCTGCAAGAAAGAAAATGTCAATCAGAATGAAACAACAATCTAAGAAATTGGCAAAGAAAAAAGAACTGTCTATGAAAAAGACAGCATCAAGAGAGGTTCTTGAAAAGAGAGCAAGGAAGATGGCTATAAATGCTTTGAAGAAGAAACTTCTAAAAGGTAAAGATATAAATCAACTCTCTATGGCAGATCGAGAGAAACTTGAACAAAAAATAAAAGATAAATCTGCCGTAATAGATAAACTCGCAAGAAAGTTCTTGAAGATTGTTAAACAAAAAGAACTTGAAAGAAAGAAATCAAAGGGAGAATAAGATGCCAGATATCAAAAAAATGGAAGGACCAGTAAAATTTAAAAAGGGTGTTGAACTTTATTTTGACCCTAAAAAGGATATGTTCTACGATCCAAAGAAGAAAAAGTATGTTTCCGAAAAGGATATCCTTGCTCTTGAAGAAGTTGACCTTTTTGAAAAATCTGAAGAATACCAAAAGTTCTTTCAATCGGCTTTGAAAAAGTTTGGTATAGACTCACCTGCTGAATTAGACGACAAGAAGAAAAAAGAATTCTTTGACTATGTTGATGCTAATTGGGAAGGTGAAAACGAAGAAGATGAAGAAGAAACTATTGAAGAAAAAGACTTCAAACCTCATATGATGTATGACCCAAAAACCGGAAAAGGTTACAAAGCA